CGTAAAACATTTCTTAAACACTTTTAAAATTTAAAAAATGATATGGATTTAAATGATGAATTTTTCAAAGATTGGACAGTAATCAACGTTGACCCGGGAAACATGGTTTTATGTGATTTCTGTAATAAAGATTATACCGAAGATACAATTTCGGTTGGTGGAATACTATTTTCAGGACACGCTTGTTGTCCCGATTGCTTACCTGAATTCCAAAAAGGAATTAAAAAATATAAAGAGGAAAAATCCGTACAAGCAACTGCAAAAGAAAACGAAACTTTCCGTGATTTTGTTTACCGTATAAGAAAAGGAGATTATTAAAAATGAATGAATTAATTGAAGCAAAAAAGATTTATCACGTAGAGGTTTTAATAAATAAAACCTCTGATTATCCGACTCCATTCGGATTGATTTATGATGCAAAAGGATTTTATATCCAGGGAAAACATATAATTGTTGTCGGAAATATGGACAATAATTCTACAATAAGAATAAAATATCCTTTAAAAGATGTTTCTATTAGATTAATTATATTATAAAAAATTATTAAAAATGAATGAATTAACTGAATTAAGCAACAAAGTTGCTCAGAATTTCTTAACAAGGCGTGGTTACGAATTTGTTGAGAATAAAGTAATCTGTAAAGATTTAAACGTAGCGAATTGGACTGTCGAAACTACCGAATATGGTACAAAAATCAGGTATCAAAAACTTGTATTCGGTAGTTATTCTAAAAAAACTGGTAAATTCAAACAAAAAGTATTTTATGATATTGATAAAGATTTTGTTGCCGAATCTACCCCGTTTAAAATTGATAAAACTTGTAGGGAATACCCAAAATTAACTATTTCGGGTTGGGTAAAAACACGGGATTTGTTATGATACGACCTTCTGAACTACATTACCAAATTGGTAATATTGTGCGAATAAGGAAAGAGCCTAAACGTGCAAAACGTGATGGCTTTTTACTTGGTTCGGAACACGTAATTGTTGAACCACCTACGGGTTATTTGAATTGTGCTGGCGGAGTTTGGGTAAAAAATAAAAATGGAATAACTAAAAGTTTACGGTTTTATGAGTACGTTTGGACTGGTAAAAAAGCGAATATTAGTACTCATAAAAAGCGAATACGCCTAAAATAACCAATTACATAATAAAATTATATGTTAAATATACCGTAACTGCCTGTTTTACAGCGTAAAAATAAATTTGGTAGTATGGTAAAAATGTAGTATATTTGTATTGTAAAGATACTTAAAATACGGCAATATGATAAGTTCATTTTTCTTTGATTTTTTAACATATAAGGTTAAACAAACAATAGGTAGGGTAGTAGGTGTCGCCGTATTCGCTGAACCCCTGCCTATTCGTTTTATAAAATCACAAGTTTTATGAATAAGGTATCTTATAATGACCACGAAGAACCTATTGTTTTAAGTAAAGCCTTATTCGATTTACTTTTAAAACAGGAACATTTTTCAGAATTAATTGCATTATATTTGTTTTATTACTATACTGCAAAATGGCAAAAAACGAATACACCAAGAGCAGTAAATACCTATGTAAGCCAAGCCCTTAATTGGAGTACGGATAAGATTTCAAAATATAAAAGAATATTAATATCTTTGGGTTTAATTGAAAATATTGTACGTAAAAACGAGAATAATAGCCAATTCGTTGGTAATTATATCCGTGTTAATTTTATTTGGTCGAAGAATAGTGTTAAAGATTTAGAATTAGATGAAAATCCCGCTACCGCAAAAATAGGGGTTACGGGAAAAAACGGCAAAAAACCCGCTACCGCAAAAATAGGGGTTACGGGAAAAAACCCAACAAATGCTTTAAGTACTAATAATAAAAATGCTTTAAATAATAATAATGCTTCGTTCGATTTGGGTAATTTTGATTTAAAAACAAAAAACATTACTCCCAAACAATTCGATAAGTTTTGGGCTATTTACCCAAGAAAAGGTTCCAAAGGTAAGGCACTTACCGAATGGAATAAAATATGCTTAAAAAAGGAACGACCAACATTCAGACAAATAAAGAATGCAATACTTACCCAAAAAGAATCTGAACAATGGCAAAATCCAAAGTTTATTCCGTTACCGAGTACGTGGTTACATCAAAGCCGTTGGTTGGATGACGCATCCGAATTAAAAGGTTCGTGGAAAAAAGATACCGAAGAAAATACATTCGTACCGATGTTTGACGAATTAAATTATACCCGTCCAAGACAAGAATATGATTAATATAGGCAAAAATACTTTTTACCACAACAGCATAGGCCCAAAACAGGCTGGGAAATGCCGTTGAAAACCCGTTTAAGCAGGTTTTACCCAAAAGTAAGGATAATTACCGTACCGATAAAAATAATGGCTTAAAACGTTTTACAATAAAAAACAATGATTGAGAGAAAAATTGTAATAGGTTTGATCACCCAAACAGAATATTTACGGCAACTTGAACATATTTGGAATCCCGATTATATTGAGAGCAACGTTGCGAGTACCATTTCAAAATGGTGCTGGGAATATTTTATAAAATATCGTACTGCCCCATTACAGGATATTGAGGTTATTTATATTCGTAAATTAAAACGTAAGGCTATTTCCAAAGATTTGGCAGAAGAAATTGAACAAGATATTTTACCAAGTCTATCCGAAGAATATGAACGTAAAGGTATAAATGTTTCGTACCTTATCGAAGAAACCAAAAATTATTTTTTAGAACGTCAAATAACAATTCATAATGAAACGGTATCAGCCTTGTTAGAAAAAGGTAAAGTTGAGGATGCCCAAAAATTATTGGAAAATTTTAAACCACTTGATTTTACCAAAGAAGAAAGTAACGAAATAGACCTTTCAGACGAAGATATAATTTTTACCAAAATAGAATCTGCGTTTGATACTACGTATCAAAACGTAATCAAATTCCCGGGTCCTTTGGGTGAATTTTGGAACGAACAACTTGTACGGGGTGGTTTCGTATCTATTCTTAGCCCTGAAAAACGTGGAAAAACATTCTGGCTATTGGAATTTATGTTTCGTGCTTTTAATCAAAAACGTAAGGTAGCATTTTTTCAAGCCGGGGATATGACGGAAAATCAACAGTTAATACGAATATGTATTTATGTAGCTAAAAAATCGAATATTGAAAAATATTGTGGAAAACAATTTATACCTGTACTTGATTGTATAAAGAATCAGGCTGATACGTGTCATAAAAAAGAACGTGAGTGTGATTTCGGAGTTTTACGTCGTGCCGAAACTGAAATACGTGGTAAAATTACAAAGCGTGAATTAGTAGAAGCCTACGTAAATAATCCAAAATATCGACCCTGTTATAATTGTCTTGAATTTGCAAAAAGTAAATGGGGTACGGTATGGTTAAAAGAAATTGATATAAAACAACCGTTGAATACAAACGAAGCAAAACGCAAAATTCGTAAATTATTTATAAAAGCAAAACATTCGGTTAAAATTGCAACCTACGTAAATGGGACTTTAACGTTGACCGAAATACGTTCAAAACTTAAAAAATGGCGTGAGGAAGGTTTCGTACCTGATGTAATACTTGTTGACTATGCTGACCTTTTAGAATCTGAAATTCGTATGGAGGAACGACCAAAACAGAATTATATTTGGAAAGGTTTACGGGCGTTATCACAGGAAGGTGAATGGCTATTGGTTGTACCTACACAGGCTGATGCTGCAAGTTATAAATCATATCGGTTAGACCTTGAAAACTTTTCGGAAGATAAACGTAAATACGCTCATGTTACGGCAATGTACGGTTTAAACCAAGACCCTGCCGGACGTGAAAAAGAACTCGGTATTATGCGAATAAACAAGATTATAGTACGTGAGGGTGATTTTCACCCTACCCAAGAGGTAAATATTTTACAACGTTTACAAATTGGGCGACCATTTTTAGGTTCTTTTTATTGAAAAATGATTTATTTTTATTAAATTTGTACACGGTTTTTATTAACCAAATAAGTGTTCTATTTTTTAATTATTAACAATTAAATTTTTAATCAAAATGGTAAAAAAGTTAACGAAGAAAGACCTTGTAGTAGCTTACAAGGAATTGGACAAAGTGGTCGGAATTGAACCTCCGATTGAGTATGAGGATTTGAAACAGGACGAGTTTGAAGAAGAACTTTACAAGACCTATGTTGATCTTGTTGAGGAAGGTGATGAGTTTTCAAAACCTGTACAGGCTACATTCGATGCACTTGCCGAAAAGTATGGCAACGCAGAGGAAGATCAGGAGGATGAAGAAGATGATGAGGAAGATGAAATTCCCGAACCGGAAGAAGATGAGGATGAGGACGAAGATGAGGATGAAGATGAAGATGAAGAACCCGAACCTGTAAAACCTGCCCCCAAAGGTAAAGCTAAAGGCAAGGAAAAACCCAAACCCGAACCTAAAGGTAAGGCAAAAGGTAAAGCAAAACCCGAACCCGAACCTGAAGAAGATGATGATGAGGATGATGAAGATGAGGACGAACCTGTTGTAAAACCTGTAAAAAAAGGTAAACCTGAAAAAGCACCGAAGGTTGAAAAGCCTAAAAAGGAAAAAGGTAATGGTTATACTCGCATGGATGCTGTATTAACTACAATGCAGAATAATCCTAAAGCCGATGGTAAAACCATTATTGAAAAGGCTGATGCTTTATATGAAAGTAAAACCGGACGTAAAGCACAACCTTTAGATACTGGTTTACAGTATAATAGAGTATTAAAAGTTATTGCCTTTTTTAATTTTAAAAGGTAAAAAATTTAAAAAAAGATAATGCTCCTGTATATTTAATAGGAGCATTATCTATAATATTATAATAATGTTAAAAGAAAAATATAGCAATAGTATGCAAGTTACCTCACAATTTCCTATGTGTGGTAATTGTTTTCGTGTAGATACTTATAAAGGCTGCTATTTTGGTTGTAAGTATTGTTTTGCAAATGCACGTAAGGCCGGTGGTTATACAATTAAACATCAAATAGCCAATATTAAACTAATGGAAAAATGGTTTGAAGGAGCTTTAAACAATGGTGAAACAAATAATATAAATAAAGAATTACTTAATAGACGTACGCCAATTCATTTAGGTGGTATGTCTGATCCATTTCAGGTAGCAGAATGGAAGTATGGGGTAACTAAAGAATTTTTAAAATTAAGTAATAAATTTAATTATCCAGTAAATATAAGTACAAAAACAGCACATTTACCTGATGAATATTGGGAATTACTTAATCCTGAAATACACACTTTTTCTATCAGTATTATAGGTTATACTGATGAATACATACGTAAATTTGAAACACATACGCCAACAGCCAAACAGCGTATTGAATTTATTAAAAAATTACATGAAAAGGGATTTTGGGTTAGTATTCGCATTCAACCAATTATTGATATTGAAGAAGTTTTATTATTAATTAAACATTCTGAAAAATATGTTGATTATTATACAATAGAACATCTTAAATTACCTGTTGATAATAGTGTAGTATTTAAAGAACTAACACCTTTAGTACGTAAATACAGAATGAATTTAATGGCAGCAGGACGTGAATTTGAATTTGATAATAAAATTAAAATACAAAATATTAAAAGAATAAAAGCTGCAACAAAAGTTAAAATTGGTTGTGGTGATAATGATTTTCATGATTTATCTGATTCATTAAATTGCTGTGGTGTGGATTTAATGCCTCCTGCATTTAGTAATTGGCTTAAATATAATAGTATGTATATCAGAATGACGGGTGATAAAACACAATTTTATCCAAAAAATAATTGTAGTCGTTCTTTTATGTCAAAAATGGTTGTAAAAGGCTACAATTATAAAGATTATACAGATGCTTATTATTTACAGCGTTATGGTAATAATCCAGATCCATTATTTGATGATAAAGAAATAAAAATGTAATGATGAAAAATAGTGATAGTCAATTATCTTATCTAAGTAAAAGGAATAAAAATTATAATAAAAAATACTCTATATTACAAACAATAATAGATAAAGATATAAAAACAAATAGTAAAATTTTAGAACTATTTGGGGGTGTTGGTATTACAACGTATTTGTTACAAAAATATGCTAATCCTATTTACCATAAAATATTTGAAATAGATGAAGAATGTTATAAATTATTAAAACAAAACTTTGATAATTGTGAAATTTTAAAATCGGATAGTGATATACTTATAGAAGAAGATTTTAATGTATATAATTACATATTTCATGATCGCAGCTTTACACCTAAAAAAATAAGTGAATTATCTAAATTTATTAATTTTAAAGGAAAAATTATATTAACTGATACTGGAATTTTCAATTTAAAATTTAATAAAAATAGAAATGTATTCAATTATTTTAACGAGTTAAATACAAAATTATTAGAATTTGGTTTTTATATAAATAAGGCATTTTTTACATTTGAATTTTCCATTTTAATAATTAGCAAAACTAAAACTAAAATAGAAATTATAGATTGTAATAATGATAAATTTAATAATGATGAATGGAAGCGTTATGTTATTAAATACATCTACCATAAACAAGAGACTTTTAAACTTTTTACACTATGAAAATTAATACAGCAGAACTAAAACGTGCTTTGGAAATTGTAAAGCCGGGGTTATCCAACAAAGAACTGGTTGAACAATCAACCGCATTTGCATTTGTAAACGGTTGTGTAGTAACGTATAATGATGAAATTAGTGTATCACATCCGGTTGCAGGTATTGAAATTGAAGGTGCAGTTCAAGCCGAAGAACTTTACAAGTTTATAAGTAAACTTAAAACCGAAGAAATTACTTTAACTATTGAAGAAGAAGCTATTGTAATTAAATCGGGCAGGTCAACGGCAGGTTTTGCATTGGCTAAGGAAATCAAATTACCATTAAAAGAAGAACTTACCAAAAAAGGTAAATGGGTTCCTATTACCCAAGAGTTTGTTGAAACCTTAAAATTCGTATCTTTAAGTTGTTCAAAAGACCTTTCAAACCCAAAACTTACCTGCGTTCACGTAAACAAAAATGGGTTTATTGAATCATCAGATAATTACAGAGTTTGTCATTACAAGATTGACGTTCCGGTTAAAACGTTTTTACTGCCTGAATCATCGGTTGACCCGATTGCAAGGTTAAAACCTACAAGTATTTCAGAGGGTAAAGGTTGGGTTCATTTTAAAACCGACGAAGGTACTATAATTTCAAGTCGTACATTTTTTGAAGATTTTGTAGATACTTCAAAATACATCAAGTTCGGTCAGGAAGGTATTACGATTAATTTACCGAAAAACCTTGATGAAATACTTGACAAAGCAATCGTATTTATTAAAAAGGAAAAGAATTTTACGGATGATATTGAGGTAAGTATTACCGAAAAATTCCTTGTTGTTGAAAGTAAATCTGAAACAAGTTGGTTTAAGGAAAAAGCACCGATACATTACACTGACGAGCCTATTTCGTTTGCGTTAAGTCCTTTCTTATTAAAGGATATTATTGCAAAAACCGATAAATGTACGCTTGTAAAGAATATACTTTATTTTAATGAAGCAAATTGGATTTACATTACCACCGTTAAAAACGTAAAATGACAGGATTTTTCACGCATACGGAAACTCAATCAAAACAGCGACCCGATGGCAAGTCACTTACTTGTTATTCTTGTGGGCTTTACCGTAATTGTGAAACACCTAAAATGCAACCTTACGGCAATTTTGGCAAGGGAATACTTAACATAGGTACTTTCCCAAGTCTTGCCGATGATAGGCGTGGTAAACCGTTTCAGGGGCGTGTAGGGCAGTTATTAAAAGATGCTTATGGTAAATTTGGTATTGATCTGTTTGAAGATTGTCTGAATATAAATGCTGTTAATTGCCTACCGGATAAAGACCCTACAAATTTTCATACAGATTGTTGCAGGGGTTCTGTATTACGGTATATTGAACAGTACAAACCAAAAGTGATTATATTGTTTGGAATACAGGCGGTATATTCACTGATTGGTAATCGTTGGAAAGGTGCTTTAAACGGAATTGATCAATGGCGTGGTTGGACTATACCTGACCAAGATTTTAAAACGTGGTTATGCCCTGTATTTGCACCGGAATACGTTGATAAACTTGATTTACCGGAGGTTTATAAAGTATGGGAAACCGATCTTGCACGGGCTTTAACAATGCGGTTACATGATTTTCCAATACCGGAAAAACCTGTAATAAAAGTAATAGAAGATTTAAACGAATTAAACGTAATTAAATGGGGTAGTACAATAGCGTTCGATTACGAAACTACGGGTTTAAAACCACACGCAAAAGGACATAGAATAGTTTGTTGTTCGGTTGCTACTGACGAAAATAACGTTTTTGTTTTTGAAATGCCTAATGTAATTGAAAAACGTAAGCCATTTACCGATATTTTACGCAATAAGTCAATACGCAAGATGGCTCACAATCTCAAATTTGAGGAAAGTTGGAGTTACGAACGTCTTAAAACACGTGTACGTGGTTGGTACTGGGATTCAATGTTGGCTGCTCATTTGTTGGATAATCGGGCAGGAATCACAGGACTGAAATTCCAAACTTACGTGAATTTTGGAATTGTCAATTATAACGAAACCGTATCACCTTGGTTACAAGCCGTTGATGGCAAAAATGCCAATAGTTTAAATCGTTTACAGGAATTTTTTGCTACTAAAAAAGGTAGGGAAGAAACCTTGAAATACTGCTCATTGGATTCAATATACGAATACCGATTGGCTTTGAAGCAACAAAAACAAATTGAAGTTTTATCATTACCATTTTAAAACAATGCAAACGGCAACTGACGCATACAAATTATTACACGACGGTATTCAGGCTTTGGCAAAGGTTGAACAAGCCGGACTACGTATTGACGTAGAATACATAAAAAATAAGAAAAAAGAAATTACACGGGAAATTAATGCTCTTGAAAAGCAATTCTTAAAAACAACGTTTTTTAAGGATTGGTTAAAATCAAGCAAGGAAGTTAATATTTATAGCCCTACACAACTTGGTAAATTTCTTTACACAACAAAGAATTTGAAAGTATTTAAACAAACCGTAACGGGTAAAGGTGCAACCGACGAAGAAGCCTTACGACAGTTACGAATACCTGAACTTGATACACTTTTACAAATTAAAAAACTTAAAAAAATACGTGATACTTATCTTGAAAGTTTTGAACGGGAACAGGTAAACGGTACGTTACACCCATTTTATCAATTACACCTTGTTAAAACGTTTCGTGGCTCATCGGATTCACCTAATTTTCAAAATATACCTAAACGTGATAAAGAAGCAATGGATATTTGTCGTAAGGCAATTTATCCACGCCCGGGAAATCAGTTGGTAGAGTTTGATTATAAACAACTTGAAGTTCGTATTGCTGCCTGTTACAACGGTGATCAAAAACTAATTGACGATATTGTTTCTGGAGATATGCACCGTGACGTTTGTATAGAATTATTCAAAATTGAAAACTTTAATAAAGAAGAACTTACTCATTCCACTTTACGTAGTGCTACCAAAAATGGATTTGTATTCCCGCAATTTTACGGTAGTTATTATAAGAATTGTGCCATTAATCTTGCCTGTACTTGGGGTCAACTACCTAAAAACGGGCGTTGGAAAAAAGGACAAGGCATACCATTTGAGGATACGTACTTGGCAAACCATTTAATTGAAAAAGGATTTACAAGTTTGGATAAGTTTACCGAACACGTAAGGGATATCGAAAAAGACTTTTGGGAAGTACGTTACGGAGTTTATACCAAATGGAAACGTGATTGGTGGCAACTTTATCAACAAAAAGGTTATATAGAAACCAAAACAGGCTTTCGTTTACAGGGGGTAATGAATCAAAACGATGTAATAAATTATCCAATACAAGGTTCAGCATTTCATTGTTTATTGTGGAGTTTAATTGAAGGTGTAAAAGCACAAACAAAAGAACATTGGGATTCACGTATTGTAGGACAAATACACGATTCAATTATAATGGACGTAAACCCTCGTGAATTGAAAAAAGTAATTAAGGTAATGCGTTGTATTATGTGTAATGATATTCGTCAAAAATGGGAATGGATTACCGTACCGTTAGACGTAGATGTTGAAATTCATCCGGTTGACGGCAGTTGGGCTGATAAACTTAAAAACTAATAATATGGAAATTAGTAAAGTAAAATTCAGGGAAATTTACAAGTACGCTTTAACCGACAATGTAATGTTTCGTCGTAAACGTTATGTAGTAGTCGGGCGTAGTGATTTTATCTGTGAAAGACAGAATAAGTATCTGATACAGGACTATGATAAATACGGTAAAACCGGAGTTGATTATTACGATTGTATTTGGGTTGAGGAAAATCAAATAACCTTAGTAAATGAAACGAATACGGACAATACAATCACCGACGCTGTTCGAGATTGAGCCTACCAAGCCAATAAAACGACAAAGACGACCTATTGAAAAAGATGGATTCCTTGAACGGTTCAAAGATAAACCACCTTTGGATATAATTGAAGAATTTCTACTTAGCCGTAAACAATACGTTATGGAACGTTATTCCGAAAATCACCAAATAGTATTGTTTGAACTTAATCTTTATTTTGATGTACTACAAAGAATTAAAAAAGGAATATTAACAAAACAAATCAGAGAAAAATGAAAAATGACCGTGAATCCGAAGACCTTGCTTTCGATTATTGCAAAAAAGCAATACTCGAACGTCTTACCGAACAACGTACCATTAAATCAAAATCGTTTACTGAAGCATTTAGTGTTACACAAGACGAATATAATGAAATAACTAATTCATTAAAACCACTTTTAAATGAATTATTACACTCGGAAACTTATAGTAATACTTACTATTTGTTACTTGAAAATAGTAATTCACTTACAGGTTTTGTAATTAAGATAATTTTATTTAACGAATTGCAAAACAAGATAAGGGAAGAAAAAGACCCACTTAATCAAATCATAAAACTTTTAATGAAATGAGCCTCTATTTAAAGTACAGACCTACAACACTTGAAAATTTTTTCGGCAATTCCGAAATTAAAATTACCCTGCGTGGTATGTTTAAAAAGAACGAGATACCACATACGATATTGTTTCATGGCCCGACCGGAACAGGGAAAACGACCCTTGCACGTATTGTAGCAGGTAAATTGGAATGTTCGGAAAATAATATTGTTGAAATTGACACGGCTCAATTTCGTGGTATTGACACCGTACGTGACCTGCGTAAGAATATCCAATACAATCCTTTGGACGGTGGAGTACGTGTTTACATACTTGACGAGATACATAAAGCTACGGGGGATGCTCAAAACGCCCTGTTAAAGATACTTGAGGATACACCTACCCACGTGTATTTTATTTTGTGTACTACCGACCCACAAAGCCTATTACCTACCATTAAAGGACGTTGCAGTCAATTCCAGACTAAGGTATTGACCGAAGAAGAAATGGAAGAATTGCTTATTAAAGTAGCCGAAGCAGAAGGTGAACCTGATTTTGGTAATAAACACAGTGAGGTATTAACACAAATTATACAGGATAGTCAAGGACACCCACGTAACGCCTTGCAAATACTTGAACAGGTATTAAATACTCCGGTAAAGCGTAGGTTAGCTATTGCTCAACAAGCAGCCATTGAACAATCGGAAAGTATTGCCCTTTGCCGTGCTTTGATTAAAGGTGAACCTTGGGGTAAAGTAAAAGTAATTTTACAGGGTTTAAAAAATCAAGATGCTGAAGGAATACGCAGAGTTGTTATTGGGTATGCTCAATCGGTTTTATTAAGTAGTGATAATGAACGTGCAGCACTTATACTTGAAGAATTCCTTGAACCTACTTATAATGCAGGTTTTCCAAGAATTGTTTATGCGAGTTATTCCGTTACTAAAAATTAATAATATGGCAGAAAAAACAGAAGGTTCAGTTGAAATCAAAGACAACAAATGTTGGGTTACAATTTCTTACAACGTTAATCTCGGTGATTACGAAAATGTAAAAATTGAAGCAGGGTATTCTCAAACGATTCCGTTTAATCGCACTCCTATGGACTTACTGGAAGAAATGCAAGACAATGTTTCCAGTTTAGTTATTGACGAAGCAAAATCTTTAAAACGATTATTAAAACGTAAAAGAAAATGACTAATGACATTTTTGGTTTAGCAAAACAATTAGTACCCGTAGGTACTCCAGAAGATCATCCATTCCCTAATTGTACTGATGCTGATATTTGGTGTGATGGGTTTATTTTCGGCTTTTGATATTATAACTGAAGAAATAAGTACCCATAAAGCATTATTAGAAAGCCTATTAATAAATAGTATCTGTAAAACTAAAAAAATTAATATAAATGAATTACGAAAAAGATATTCGTATTGACGAAACTGCCCTTGACGTTGAGTGGCTGGAACAGGCAGAACTTGCTGTTAGGTATGGTAGGTATTGGTCAGCTTGTAAGGATAAGGTTACACGGGCAGAAGAATACATTAAATTGATTCGTTCCCAACTTATCGCAGAAGCTAACGATGATCCGGTTAAATGCTGTAATAAGGAAAAACCTAACGCAGCAGATATTGAAGCCTATTACCGTCGTGATAAACGTCATATTAAGGCAAAAGAAGAATGGTTGGATGCCTTAAAGGAATGTAATGATGCTGAAATTGTAAAGAATGAAATTTCCTTTACTCGTAAGGCAGCATTAGAAAATCTTGTAATATTACACGGTCAGCAATATTTTGCAGGACCATCGGTAGCAAGGAATTTAAGTAAAGAAAGAGAATTGAAACAAGCAAAAAGACAAGAAATTAACACACGTGTTCGTTTAAATAGAAGTTAACTTTTAATTTAATTTAATTATGAAAAAAAGTAAGAGTAGTTTTCGTGGAAAAACCCGTAAAAATGCCGATGCACGTAAGCGTGGTTCGTCGTTTTCGTACTTAAAGTTACCGGAAGGGGTTGAAGTTTTCAAACCCGAACCCGATACAAGAGTTGATATGGATATTATGCCATACACCGTTACCGACAAAAAACACCCTGATCGTGACCCCGATCTTGAAATTGCAACTCCCGGAACGCTTTGGTACAAACGCCCGTTTAAAACTCACCGTAGTATCGGAGCAGAACCACGTAGTTACGTATGCCCAACTACCTTTGGTAAGAAATGCCCTATCTGTGAGTACCGTGAAAAACTTCGTAAGTCTGACGGTGACGATGCCGAAATTAAAGCATTAGGTACAAGCGACCGTAATCTTTACGCTATTATCGTACACGATAAAAAGAAGGGTGGCAAAAACAAACTTTATTTATTTGATTTTTCAGACTTTCTGTTCCAGGAAAAGTTTGAAGAACAACTTTCAGACGACGAAAAGTTTGAAACTTTTCCCGACCATACCGAAGGGTTTACGTTGCGTGTAAGGTTTGTTGAAAACAGTTTTGGAGGTAACAAATTTCCGGAACCTTCAAGGTTTGACTTTGTTGACCGTGTAGAACAATATACGGATAAGATTCTTGATAAGATTCCTAATCTTGACGAGTGTCTTGAAGTGCTTTCTTATGAAGATTTAAAGGCTAAGTTTCTTGAAACTGTTGCAGAAGATGATGACGATGATGATGAGGATGAAAAGCCTAAATCAAAACGTAACGTAAAAAGCAAACCTGTAAAAGACGACGATGATGACGACGAGGAAGAAGATGAGGATGATGATACGGAGGAAGATACGGAGGAAGATACGGATACTGACGAGGATACTGACGAGAATGATGATGAAGAAGATAACGAGGATGAGGATGAGGACGATGAAGAACCCGAACCTACTCCTGTAAGGAAACGTAAATCCAAAGTACCGGAAAAACCTGTTAAGGGTGGTGCTAAAAAAGAATTGGACTGCCCGTTCGATCATAAGTTTGGCAAGGATACCAACAAGTATGATGATTGCGACGATTGCGAAGTCTGGAATGAATGTTATGCAAAGAAAAAGGCTAAGTAATGGCTATTATTAAAAAACAACGTAATCCTGAAGGAACAAAGGAAGTTACTTTCATTGGTATTTTAGTACCAAAGGAGGTATCTTCCTTCCTTTTGCTTTATACACTTGCAGAAGGTGTAACAAAAACAAGCGTGATACTTGACCTTTTACAACAATGGAAAAATAAACGTACTGAAACAGAAAGTGATTTTATAGAACGAATAGTTGCAAAATCGTTATACGAATGGCATCATTACCCGTTTAGGAAAACAACGTTTTACGCTTTTTGTCATAGGTTACGGCTTGAATTTAAAAATGCCAAACTTGAACAGCGAATCATTGATATAATTATTAAAAAATTAATAAATGAAAAGAATTCGGAAAAGTGAACCAGACTTAAATGAACAAATTAAACGCCATGCTACCACACCGGCTAAAAAGAAACGTAAGTATGACGGTAATATGGCTAACGTTATCAGTACGGGTAGCACGTTGCTTGACCTTGCCATTAGTGGTGGACGTGTGCGTGGTGGTGGCATTCCGGGCGGTATTCTTGTAGAAATATTCGGGCCATCAGGGGCAGGAAAAACAGTTCTATTATCCGAAATTGCAGGGGCTATTCAACGTAAAGGTGGTGATATAATGTTTCACGACCCGGAAGCACGGTTAAACAAACAATTCGCACAAATGTTTGACGTAAATATTGAAGAAATCAACTATACCACGCCCGATACCGTAACCGAAGTGTTTAAATCAGTCCGTGCTTGGGAACCAAAAGGTACTACTATTAACGGTGTAATGGCTGATTCCCTTGCTGCCCTGTCAACCGATATGGAAATGGAAAACAAAGACGGTGATAAAATGGGAATGCGTCGTGCCAAAGAGTTTAGTGAAGAATTACGTCGTACTTGCCGAATACTTACCAAAAATAACCTGCTAATGGTATGTAGTAATCAGGTACGTGTTAATATGGATGCCGGAATGTACGGACAAAAGTACACAACTCCCGGTGGTGAAGCCGTAGGCTTTTATTCTTCCTTACGATTGCGTATGACAAAACCTGAAAAAATCAGTATCAAAGAAAAGATTGCAGGTAAGGAAGTTAAACGTATAATCGGGGTACGTACCGATGTTGAAGTATTCAAATCTTCGATTTGGAAGCCTTACCATACGGCTTCGGTTACAATTCTTTTCGACTACGGAATAGACGATATACGTGAGAATCTGCAATTTATCAAGGATTTTACTAAAAATACAATGTACACCGTCGGTGGTGAAAGCCTTGGTATATCAATGGAAAGTTCTATTGCTAAAGTTGAAGCCAATAATCTTGAAGATAAATTACGAAACGAGGTAATTGACCTTTGGGAAGAAATTGAAAGTAAATTTGAAACAGAACGTAAACCAAAACAAAGATGACAAAAAATGATGCGCAACTAATCAAGGACGCCAATCATTTGTATTGTGTAGATTGGTATTTGGCAGAACAGATGGCTAAAAAAGCAGACACCGAAGAAGCCAAAAAACAATTACAAGACATTGCAAAACGATTATATCATAAGGAAGAATATTTAGCAGACTTGTTATGAAAAAGCAAATTTTTGATTTACGGTCTAATATGCGAACCTTTACCCATAAGTTTTATAATGGTTGGACACCACAGGATTTTATGGATGAATACCTTAAAATTGTATCACACACGAGCACGTTGACTAAATCACAAAGGGAAACTGTCATTAAATATGTAAAACATCATGCGGATAAGAACGAATAAACACCTAACCGTACTAACCAATGATCCTTCGTTTACGGCTTGGGGTTACGCCATTATTAAGGATAGCAAAATTATTGATTCGGGTTGTATTAAAACTGCACCTGAAAATAAAAAATCACGGATACGTAAATCAGACGATACCGTTCGACGTATTAGCGAAATAAATAAAATCTTACTTGGGTTAATACGTACTCACGGAGTAGATTTTATCCTTTCGGAAGCACCACACGGTAGCCAAAATGCTTCCGCTGCGGTTATGATCGGTATCGTGGCAGGTATGGTACAAACTATTTCCGATACTTTGGAAATACCCGTAGAATGGTATTCCGAAATGGATTCTAAAAAATTTGTATTAGGTAAAAAAGCAGCCGTAAAATCAGAAATGATTGAAGCTATTAAAAAACTGTACGACGTACCTTGGAAGAATATTAAATATAGTGACGAAGCCGTAGCCGATGCTATTGCGGTTTATCATACGGCTTGTGGACTTTCACCAACTTTAAAACTATTGAAATAAAATGGCAATAGACAAAGAAATAGAAAGATTCCAACATTATGTAGCAACCGTGTTTGGAAATATGACTATTGAATACGTATATGAAGATAACTTAAAAACAGACAAAATGAGAACGCCAGAAGAATTAAGGATTGATTACGTAAAGAATTCCGGTAATTGGTTAAAATGGATTAAAGAGGTTCAAGACGAAGCGTGGAACGCTGCACTTGACAGGTTTCAATTACACTTTACAGCAAGAGTAACATCAGCTATGCTTGATTCTGAAATAGAAGAAATAATTAATCAAATTAAACGTTAAAAATGTACCATATCAAAGAAGGCAACAAAACACTTTGCGGTAAAAAGGTTGATAAATCAATCAGTACGATTAGTTCAACTTCGGCAAGTAGGGCTACTTTATCGAATTGCTGCCCTTTATGTAAGGC